TCCTGCAGAATTTTTTTATTATACATTTATAAAGGTCTTGGAATTAGAAAATGAAATTATAACCACGGTTAATTTAACAAATGATGCCACTACATTTGTTAATTGGTGTGGCACGAACTACAAATATGCAAGTAATGAACAACTTAAAAATTATAAATCTATATCTAATGAGGAATTATTATATTTAATGAATAGCAAATGTTTATTTGGGCGCAAATTCAATAAAGATTGTGGTGGTTTTTTAAATAATGCGAAATATATAAATTTTATATCTTCAAAATCAGGCGCTTCGTAATTTTTCCCCCGTTTATAATAGGATAATGCGCATTCAAGATTTCAAAGTAATTTATATATGTCCCGATCATAACGAAAAATATCACAAACGAAAATTACATATGGACAAAATATTAGCAGATTTAGGATTTAACGATGTTGTTCATTACAAATCTGGAAATGAACAATATCCGGTATGTCTTTCTTTAGCCACTATTGACATTTTAAAAAAGTATATAGATGTGCCTTTTATTTTATTAGAAGATGATATTGAATGTACTGGGAATATGGATTTTGATTTTGTTCCCGAAGCAGATGCCGTTTATTTAGGCTTATCTAAGTGTGCCAGTCATCCAACCGAATATAAAAATATATATCCGTGCCAAGTAGTCCCGTATTCCATGAATCAAGTAAAAGTACAAAATATGTTGGCTACCCATGCTATTTTATATAATTCAAAATCATATAAACAGGCGGTTATTGATATTTTAGAAGAAAATAAATATAAATCAGTTAACGATATTGCAATCTCCCGCATACAGAAGAATTTTTTAATTTTAGCAAATATGAAACCGATGTTTTTCCAATCTAATAAATTTAATTCCGTCGAAGAATTTGATGTCGAAAGAGTTACAAATATAGAAATTAGTTACAGTGTTCAATTTACCCATAAATAGTCTGTCGGTCAGTACCGAAGTTAGTTACCCTTAAAGGCAACTAATTTTGATACTAACCGGTAATACAAAGCCCGGATTTATAAACTAATCGGTTGGTTCAAAAGTTAAGCGCGTTTTTATACCGGTCGGTATCAAATTTAGTTGCCCTCAAAGGCAACTAAATTTGAATGACCTCTGCTATGAAAGTACCGAAGTTAATTGCCCCCTCTTTTTGGGGAGCAATTAACTTCGATACTTCATCATATCATCATAATTTGACGATTTAGCCTCTAAATGAATGATGATAATTCAAACAAAAAAAAGGCATATTTTTGCGGTATAATTTTTATATCTATAATGTAAATGCGTATCCAGGATTTCAAAGTTATTTATATTTGCCCCGATCATAATGAAAAATATCACACACGTAAAATACACATGCATAAAAGATTGACCGAATTAGGTTTTAAAGATATTATTCATTATAAATCTGGAAATGAACATTATCCTGTATGTTTAACAAAAGCAAATATAGATATACTCTCTAAATATATGGACGAACCTATTCTTGTATTAGAAGATGATCTAGAATTTACCGATAGTTTTGAGTTTGAACTTGATAATGGTATAGATGCTATTTATTTTGGCTTATGTCATTTAAAATATGATTTTGATAAAAAAACACATATCTATCCTTCAATATTTGACCATTATTCAACGAAACAAGTAAGAGTATTAAATATGTTATGTACTCATGCAATTTTTTATATAAGCAAAGAATATAAAAAGGCTGTTATAGATATCCTACAAAATAATTTAACAACTCCACACGATATTTCAATTTGTAGTATTCAAAAAGACTTTTTAATTTTAGCAAATATGAGACCGTTATGTTATCAATCTGCCATTTTTAATCCATGTAAACCTCATGAATTTGATATTGAAAAAATGACAAAATTTATGATAAAAGATACAGTATTGAGATTTGAGTTAGTTTGACTTAGTTTGACTTAGTTTGAATTGGAATAATATATAAAGGATATTTATTCTATATTTATTATAATAATGAACATAGGTGTTACTGCTTTATTTAAAGGAAGTGCTTTTAACAGTAGTTTGCCACAAGTGGCCGTATTTTTAGCACGAGCATTACAAGGATGTGGGCATACTGTAGAGTATTTAATAGAGAATGACTCTGATGTATGGTTTAATGATTGCTCAGGCGCAAATACTTGTGAAACTGTTAAAATAGCAGATACTAAAAAAATATATGATGTAATTATTGAAGTTTGTTGGTCTCTTGCTGTAGATGTGCGAAAACAAAAGGCCGCTAAAACCGTAATGTTTTATCACGATCCTCCTGTCTTTGACGATATGGAAAATTCTATATATAATACTGGGGCAAAGAGTCGGTATTTTACGAACGTGGATGCTATTTGGACATGGGCGCATTTTAAACAGAGTGATGTGAATTATTTAGAAATTCTCACGCGTTTGCCTGTTTTTACATGTCCGTTTGTATGGGAACCAGTATTTTTAGGTGACAAAGTGGTTAATTTTGAGGGGTTATCTAAAGATGACAAGCCACGTGTGTTAATATGTGAAAATAATCGTACAAATAGTTCTTGTTCTATCGTACCAATGTCTATTTTAAGCGAAATTAGAAATAAAGATGCCGATATAAAATATACAATTACTAATTCGGCACATTTACTTGCACAACCATATTTTTATAAGAATATTGTAATAAATGTTAATTTGGGCAATGATTTTAGTGGTAATTTTGTCGAACGTGTGCCTATTGTAAATTTTGTAAATGAAAAATACTGTATGCTATCTCATCAACGATGGCTTCCTTTGAAATATGTACTATTGGACGCTTTATGGTTAGGAATCCCAATTATACATAACTGCAAAATGCTTATTTCTATGAAAGGGGGAGAGAATTATTACGAGTATAATGCCGTTGGTCAGGCTTTACAGAAGTGGGATTCTATCGTGAATATGGATTGGGCTTCTAGAAGCGAACACTTACATGGCGTCAGAGATGGATTACTTGAGAGATGGGGACCCGAAGTGTTAAAACAGGCGATACCAGGATTGCTTCAGGCTTTAAATAAGTGATATACCGGTTCATTTAGTTGATCTTAAAGGCAACTAATTATGTACGACCTCTGCTACTTCATGGTATACCGGTCAGTAACAAATTTAGTTACCTTAAAGGGTAACTAAATTTGTTGGACCTCTGGCTATGAAAGTACCATTCGGTATTTGAGTCTAGTGTGCCAAGGGTATAAAGATTTCTGACATTTTTATAATAAACAATAATGGATAATAATATTAAAGGTACAGATATTCAGCCTATAGTTGAGCCTTACCCATTTTTAAAAGATTTGCCTAATAAACAACAATTACCCATTTTTATAACAACTGTACGAACAACAGAACAACAAATTTGGTCAAATGGTTTATTTCAAAATATCTTATTTTTATACAGATTATTTGAAGTGGCGGGATATTTGCCTTTTTTATTAGTAGACGATAACAAAAAAAATAAGGACTCTAAATTATATGAACGATACAGATCCATTGATGCCAATGAATGGATTCAAAAACCGTTTCGTCTTTATGCTTATATTGAAATGGGTCTTTCTTGTGGACCCAATATTCGCAAAGCCTTTAAAGATGCAGGTGCTAAAACATTCAAACTTTATTTAGGAAATATTCTAAATATAGATATTGAAACACCTATTTTTAATGAGAACACCTATTTCTGCCATCATATGTTAGGGGAAATAAACACTATTTTAGTTTCGCCACATTATGATTTTCACCAAGAATATGCCGGTGCTATAAATAAAACACTGCCATGTGTTAAAATAGCACCATATATTTGGGATTCAAATCTTATAAATGATTTGATAGACAACCATATTTGGAATCCTGTTGGTCCTTATTCTTTTACTATTATAGAACCTAATATAAGTTTCCAAAAATGCTCACTTATTCCGATTATGATTTGCGAAGCATTTTATAGACAAAATCCGACTAAAGTTCATGAAATAGCCGTTATTAATGGAATTGTCATGTCTGATTCCGATTATTACAACGGTTCTATTCAACCTAATTTGGATATATATCAAGATGGGAAAATACATCTTTTACCACGAACAGATATTAAAACGTTAAGTAAGCATCTTAGAAGTAATATAGTTATTCATCATACTGTCAATAACGAATATAATTACATTTTTTTTGAGCATTTATATATGGGCTTTCCTGTTATACACAATTATGAAAAATTTAAAGATTATGGCTATTATTATGAAGGAAATGATGTTAATGCAGGTTGTAAGATGGTGGAGACTGTTATTAATACACATGGTTTTAAATTGGAATCGTACAAGGCTACGAATTTACAACTGTTATGGAATTTTTCTATTTATAATCCTGATAATATTAAAGGGTGGAAAAAAATTATTGACGAATAGAGTTTACCGATCAGGACAATGAAGTAGCAAAGCTCAGTAACAAAATTAGTTGCTTTGTAGGGCAACCAATTTTGTTACTGACCGGTAGTTTGTATATTTGACTTTATTTATCATTTCGGTATTGTTTTTATTGTTTTTATTGTTTTTATTGTTTTTATTGTTTTTTATTGTTTTTACGGTTTGTTTTAATTTTTGTCATAACTATGCGTAAGGTCATATTTTATTTTATCAGGTACTTAAGCCTATTTTCATTTAATAAGATAATTAGGGCGATGAATATCGGTGTTACCGCGGTATTTAAAGGTTCTGTTTTTAATGAAAGTTTACCACAGGTCTCAGTCTTTATAGCACGAGCCTTACAAAGTTTAGGTCATAATGTCAGTTTCCTTTTACCGGTCGAATCAGATGTATGGTTTGACGATTGCGCATTTAAATCGGATATCCCTGTTATAAAATTAGTAGCAGGAGCAAATGTAGTTTTATATGATTTAATCATTGAAATATGCTGGTTTTTACCCTCTGAAGTGCGAAAACAAATTGGCGAAAGAGTTGTTATGTTTTATCATGAATCCCCCGCTTTTAACGATATGGAAAAATCCGTGTATAAAAAAACATCGTTGAATAGAAATTTCACGGGAGTAGACGCTATTTGGACGTGGGCGCATTTTCAACATACAGATTTTTCATATTTAGAAGTACTAAGTCGCCTACCTGTTTTTCCATGTCCGTTTGTGTGGGAACCCATTTTTTTGGATTCGTTTTTAAAATCAAATCCAGATTTAAATTCTGATTTCAAAACAAATGTTAAACCACACATTATTATATGTGAAAACAATCGGTCTAATACATCTAGTTGTGTAATTCCTCTGAGCGTCTTGAGTGAAATTAAAAAGGATGAGCCTGATGTTTCATGGACAGTTATGAATTCGCAACAGTTAATAAAAGGGCAATATTTCATAAAAAACATTGTGGAAAATTTATATTTAGGCGATATGAAAGATATAAGTGGTAATTTCTTAGGGCGGGTTAGAATTATTGATTTTTTAAAAGAGAAATGTTGCATTTTAAGTCATCAAAGATGGCTTCCTATCAAATATGTCTTATTGGACGCATTATGGCTAGGAATTCCGCTCATACATAATTGCCCTATGTTAAAAGACATGGATGGTGGAGAATATTATTATGAACTTAATCGCATAGGTCAAGCACTTAATAAATGGGATAAACTAAAACAAAAATGTGCGCAGAAATTTGATAAAGTGCGCCTAGAAACTATTCGGTCTGGAATTTTAGAACGATGGGGTCCTGAAAAAATTCGCAATTCGTTGCCTAAATTATTAAATAAATTACATTCTTTGAGAGAACCTGTATTACGATTGGCATTCTGTGATATGTGGGTTGATTTTAATCCAGATCACAATTTTATTACAGGCGCATTTAAAACTGCAGGTGTTAAATTTACAAAGGATTTAATACATCCAAATTTAGTTATTTTCGGACCTTTTGGAAAAGAACACGAAAAATTTAAATTTATACCCAAAGTGTTTTTTACAGGTGAAAATTTACAACCTATCATACGTGACGATATTAAAATAAATGTAGGGTTTTCACATGTACAAAATGAAAATTACACACGAATTCCAAATTGGCTATTAGAATTAAATTTATTCGGATTAGATGAAACATTGGTGCGAAATCCATTTCCATTTAATCCTAAACTTTTATTTCGTAAAAAACAGGACAAAAGAAGTAAGTTTTGTATTTTTGTAGCCTCTAGACCCATGTGTCCAGAAAGAAATACTTTATATAATATTGTAAGCCGATATAAAACTGTAGATAGTGCTGGTATGGTATTTAATAATACAGAGTGGATAGAGTCCGGGCCAGGCGGTTCTGGGGGACAACAAGCAAAAATTAAGGCATATGAAAAATATAAATTTGTAATTGTTGGAGAAAATAGCCAAACACCTGGTTATGTTACTGAAAAACTATTACACGCAAAATTGGCCGGTTGTATCCCTATATATTGGGGCGACCCATCTGTACATTTGGAATTTGAAAAAGGCTCGTTTTTAAATGTTGCAGATTACGCTTCTGAAAATGATTTATTAAAACGCATAGAACAGTTAGATTCTAATGATATTGAATGGTCATTTATTGCTAATTCTCCTTTATTAAAAGAGACTACACTTCATAATTGGAAAGAACGTATTCTTAAATTTTGCTACCAGTGTTTAAATTTAGTAAAGCCTTATGCTAATCACAAAACGTACCCTTTTAATATAGATAAACTAAATATTTCATCAAATCGTATTATAGTTACGGCATGTAACGGTAAATTTACTAATTCGGTTATAAGATTAATAAAATCAAAACCGGCAAATGTTGATATTTTTGTTTGGGTATGGGATATTACAACTGAACAAAAAGAAAAGATAGAAAAAGCGGGCGCAAAACAAGTGTACATTTTCGATACATCGTGGTTTCCTACCGATTTTGCCGATTTTTGGAATCCAGAACATTATGCTTGGAAGCCTTTGTTATGGAATGAATTACAGAAATCTACTCTAATGAAAGACGGTGTTTCTGTATTGTATTTAGACGCAGGTATAGAAATTGTTGGAGATTTAGAAGAAGTGTGGTCAAATATTGAAAAGGACGATATATTTGTATGTAATATTGAACATAAAATGAGCGCATGGTGTAAACCGGAATTCTCACGACTTTTGGAAATGACAAAGGTGGAAGGTGATACTTTACAATACACATCTGCTGTTGTTGGTTTCAAAACGGGTGGTACTTTTAAAAATGTATTTACTAAAGTTGCTGAATACGGGCTTAATTCAAAACTCATAACTGGACCTAAATGGCATCATTTCTCAAAAGAGTGTTTTGGTCATAGACAGGATCAGAGTATATTATCTATTGTTGGAATACGCGCAAATGCTAAAGCACATGAATTTGCTAAATATACAGGCGAAATCTCTCAAACCGAGTCTGTTCGGTTAAACAAGGCCTTTTATTTACACAGAGGAATGTGGAAAAAGACATTAGTAGAAGAACTAGATGGTATAGATTCCATTTATGTTATTAATTTGGCACATCGTGCCGACAGATTGAAACAATTTTATGAAAGTCAACCATTTCTTAAACATAAATGTGAGCGTATTGAAGCCGTACATGGAACAAAATTATCATTGAATGAAGAACTTATTCGCCTTTTTAGGAATAACGATTTTGGTTGGAAAAAGGGGGTTATTGGATGCGCTTTATCTCATTATAGATTGTGGCAAAAACTGGCTACAATGGCAACTGAGACAAAAATTTTGGTATTTGAAGATGATGCTGTTTTAGTGAAAGGATTTGCTAATATATGGAATAATATTGTGGATTCTATACCATCTGATACAGATATAATTATGCTTGGTGGAGTTTTGCCACCGAATAAAAATGTATTACCGCTAGTTAGTGAACAGGTAAATGAGCATTTCGCACGAATAAAGACAAATTCATTCCATTTTTGTACATATTCATATATTATAACACAAAGTGGTGCTAAAAAATTGTGTAACTTGATTGAAGAAAAAGGCTTCTTTACTAGTGCCGACCATATAATCGTAAATCATATGAATGGGCTTTTGAATTTCTATTTTACTGTTCCATTATTATGCGGATGTTTTCAAGATAAAGACGATGCATACATAAATGCCGATTTTAATAATTATAACCGTATTGATACATATGACAGTGAAATATGGAATAATACCGAACGATTTACCGCTTCAGATATATCTGGGTTTTTGCCCGTTGTTTATTTTGAAAAAGGGCAAAATGTAAATTGTTTAGAACAAAAATGGCATGAAGAATTGACTGGGCGTACATTTTTATGGTTTCATTATACAGAATCTTTACAACTTATGCCAGGTACTGTTATGTTTATACTCTTTCAACATACAACAAATATATCCGATATTGAAGAATGGATACAAAAACATTGTAATCTGACTCTGATTTTATTACATTTAAGTGACGAATCGTGTAAGGCAGATACTAAACTTTATAATAATCCTTCAATAAAACACGTGTTTCGGAATTACTGGAGACCCGATGTAGTAAGTTCTAAAGTTACACATTTACCGTTGGGATATAACAAAAAACGCGATAGTAACAAAACATTAAAACCGATATTGGGGCGAAAATATGTATGGTCTTTTGCTGGAGCAATGGACAGGCCTTTGCGTAAAGAGATTTTGGAATCGTTTGAATCAGACGATTTAGAACATAAATTATATAAAACTCCAACTTGGGGTTCTTCGTTGAATTTAGAAGGTGAGGAATATATACATATTTTAGATGAATCTAAAATCGTACCTTGTATGCCCGGATTTTTTAATGTTGAGACATATCGGTTCTATGAAGCATTGGAAAGCGGAGCAATACCTGTTGTAAGTTTAGATGCTGTAAATTCATATACAAATATTCTTAATGGATCTGTTAATCCCCCACTATTTGCAATTGGGGGAATAGATTGGAGTGTTATTCGTGTATTGGGAACACAAGATTCTATTTTGGATTCTACTGCGAAAGATATACAAAACTGGTGGATAGGATATAAAATGTATTTAAAAACTCTAATTCATACAAAAATAAATCTTATATAAATGTATAAGGATGGATTTGGAAGAAAACAAAAAATTAAAAGGAATAGATTCTATTCTACTTATCAATTTAGCACATCGTGGCGACAGGCTTGAATTATTTGAACAGAATCATCCATATTTAAAAGGGTTATACACACGTTTTGATGCTATATATGGCAAAAATATTTCATTGACACCTGAAATTCAATATTTATTTCGCAATAACATTTTTGGTTGGAAAAAAAATATAATGGGATGCGCTTTGTCTCATTACAGATTATGGCAAAAAATAGCAAACGGGGATTTTGGAGAGAGGGTGTTAATTCTTGAAGATGACGTTTTACTCCAAAAAAATTTTGTTGAAAATTGGGATAAAATGGTAGATAATATACCACTTGATAAGGATTTGATTTTTTTAGGAGGTGTATTACCTGTTAATATGTGGGTTTTGCCAAAAATTACCGAACCCGTAAATGATTGTTTAGCACGCATAGCAAAAAACACATACTTTGGGGGTTCATCAAAACGATATATGCATTTTTGTACTTATTCTTATTTGATGACAAAAAAGGGGGCAGGAAAAATTTGTAATAAAATTTTAATTAGTGGGATTAATATGCCAATCGATAATTATATGTTGAACTATGATGAAAATACATTCACTGTGTGTTTTACCACACCTTTATTAAGTAATTGTACACAATTTACCGATAAAAAATATCATGTCGCTGATTTTGATACAAGTGATATTGTGAATTATGACAGTGATATAATGAATAATAATGAACGCTTTAATAATGATGAAATAGAATTTGCTAAAAATCAAAAACTTCCGTTCATCGATTCTATTTGTGTTATTAATTTAAAAGAACGTAAGGATAAATTTGATCTTTTTGTTAAAAACCATCCATTTTTAGAGGGTAAATATGAACGTTTTGATGCTATTAATGGGCAAACTTTAGAAATAACAAAGGAAATAATGACTTTATTTCGTAATAACCATCATTATTGGGTTAAAAGCGCTATTGGACATACCTTATCACACTATAGAATTTGGAAAAAACTGCTAAATGGAGAATTAGGAGAAAATGTGTTAATTCTTGAAGATGATGCTGTATTGGATCCAAATTTTTTAGCATTGTGGTCTAAACTGGTTGAACAATCGTTGCCAAACGATTATACTATTATTTCTTTAGGAGATAATGGTAGACATTTAACTAATTCAAACGGTTCGTCTTTTATTCATATTCCAAAAAACGAACTTTATGGCACATTCTCTACTAATTCATATGTATTATCTAGAAAAAATGCCATAGAAATGTGTAATATGATTGATCATATTGGATTTGCATTTCCTATTCGTAATTATATATATTATTTTACAGATTTAATTGTAAAAATTTATACTACTTCGCCCATTTTATCTAAATCTATTCGCAATGGTAATGATGAAATATTTAATACTACTATATTTGATTCCCAAATTCTATCCGATTATATGCCGATTATAAGTTTTAATGATTCAATGCTAAATATATCTAATAAAATGTGGTTTGAAGAGATTTTTGGAAAAAAATTTATAATGTATAAAAGTTCAGAACCTATCAACCTTACTGGGTTCTCTAATATAATTTTGTTGTACAATTCTAATGTAAATTCGGACACTATTGAAAAATGGATAAGCAAATATAAGGGGTTTAATTATTTTTTATTACATTTAAACGATGAATCATGTACTTCTAAAGTTGATATTTATAACAATCCGCATATTAAAAAAGTATTTCGTAATTATTGGAGACCGGATGTAGTGGGGCCTAAAGTTATACATTTACCTGTTGGTTATAACGATTATACAAAAATAAATGTTCCGCCCTTATCTGAAAGAAAATATGTATGGGCCTTTTTAGGAAATGTTTCAAAACCTCATAGGAAAAGGCTCATATTACAATTAGTAAATATCAATTTAAAATATGCTTTACAATATTATACCGATGGCGGTGAAATATTACCCATGGAACATTATATGGGCATTTTATCATATACAAAAATAATCCCTTGTTTGCCATGTCTTTATAACCCCGAATGTTCCAGATTCTATGAGGCACTAGAGATGGGGGCCGTTCCAATTGTTCATTTTGATTCTAAAAATTCATACGCAAATGTATTAAATGGTATTGGGACTCCACCGTTAATCGGTTGCGATGAATCAGACTGGAGTAATGTTGAAATATTGGGAAAACAAAGCGATTTTACTGAAATTTTATGCGAAGATATGCAAAACTGGTGGTCTGATTATAAAACTTATTTGAAAAATCTTATTAGTAAAAATATGCAATAGTTAAAAAACACGTACCTGTCGAACAAAATTAGTTGCATTGTAGGGCAACTAATTTTGTTACTGACCGGTATTTAGTTTTTTTATATATAATATATAAATGGATTTGGGGGAAAAAACAATTCCATTCATATATTTTGATGATAGGTCTAAAAAAATATGTGAACAATTGTGGCTTGAAGAACTAATTGGACGTAATCTTGTTTGGTATAAAAATGATGAAAACCCCGTTTTTGAAAAAGGTACAAGCGTATTATTATATTATCAATGGTTTGTCAATTATATGTTAATAGAAAAATGGATTTCAGAGAATCCCGAATACACATATTTCTTAATACATTTAAGTGACGAACATTGTCGTTCTGATGTGCGTATTTATAATAATCCTTCTATACACAAAATTTTCCGTAATTATTGGAGACCAGAAGTGATTAGCGATAAAGTAATACATATACCTTTGGGTTATAATAAATGTAATAGAGATATCTGTAAACCATTATTGGAACGAAAATACGATTGGTCATTTGCTGGAGCCATGGATAGACCTATGCGTAAAGAGATATTAAATGAATTGGAGAAAATAAATTTAGTTCATAAAGTACATAGAACACCGACATGGGATTCAAGTATTAATTTATCAGAAAAGGACTATTTAAATTTATTATTAGATACAAAAATCGTGCCTTGTATGCCTGGGTTTTTCAATGTTGAATGTTTTCGTTTTTATGAAGCATTAGAATGTGGTGCAATTCCGGTTATTAGTTTGGATAAT